GGCTGAAGCAGGGTCGCATTCGCACGCCATCTCTCCTGTTGATGTGCCCCTGCCATTCGGGCCGGCAGGTTTGCCCGCGCATCACTGCGCCCCCGTGATCGCCGCAGCAGCCAAGATGCAGAGGATGGCGATGCCGACCCAAGGGGCTACGCTGTGGCCCTTCTCTGCGATCCGATCCATAAGCGCTCTCTGGATGGCGATTGCGTCGTCGCTCATGGCTGGAGGAGGAGGGGTCCAGGCGGAGCCGATCACGATCCCGGTCTTGGTTGCGTAGAGGCGGCTCATACGGTCACCTTCACCTTGAATGTGAGCTGGTCGAGGTAGTCGCGCAGGGCTTGTTCGTGCGCCTTGTCGACTTCGACCACCAGGTGGGTGGTGGTCTGGGCCTTGCGCCAGCGCTTGAAGTGCGTCTCGAATGACGGGCCGTCGTGGTCCCTTGGATCGAGGTAGACGATGCCGCCGGACAAGCGGACCTCCGCGCCGTCGTCGATGTCCTCGACGCGGTCGTCGTCACCCAATGGGGCGCCGTTGACCAGCACATCGGCGTCGTCGTAGTAGGCGCCGTCCGGCCAGAACTTCGGATCAGCGCACGCCATGAATGCCTTGTACTCGGCGCCCGTGGTCTTGGTCGTCATGCTTCCCCCGCGAGTGCGACCTGATCGTCGAGCGCGGCCACTTGGTCGTCGCTCAACTCGAACGGCTTCTGCTCTGGCTCAGGCTGCTTGTGCTCCTGAAACAGAGACAGGTAGTCCTTGTGCTTCTCGAAGATGGCGCTCATGGCTGAACTCCAAAATGGCGCAGATACCGCGCTTTCAACTCGTCCATCGCCGCTGCCTGGATGTCGCTGCGCGGATAAAGCAGCAGCGCCACGATCTGAGGCGTGGTCCTGTCTTCCATGTCGGGGACGATGCCCCGCATGATTCGCGGTAGGGTCTGCAGCTTCGCGCCGTGGCACTGGCCGTAGAGCCAATCCGCGAACGTGTCCGGGTCGGCAAGCAGGAACTCGCGGCGCGCGTCCTCTTCGATACTCACGTCCACAAGCGCGGGCTCCGCTCGTGGGGTCGTCATCCCGTTGCCGTTGAAGCGGGCCACGGGCATGATTTCGATGTCGGTCATGATTGGCTCCTTGCCTTGAGCATTGCGTCGGCCATGCGATAGCAGTCCTTGGCGATCTGCTCGATGCTGGTCGGGGTGGGAGCCTGAATCGTTGTCAACCACTTCGCCGCGAAGTAGTCGCGCAGGCTCATGCCGTCATCGCTCGCTTCGCCGCTGTGGGGAGCACGAGGGAAAGCAGGGCCGCCGTCGCGGGGCTCGATGTCGTCGTGGCTCTTGGTCACATCCATCTCTAGCTCCTGTGCTGTAGAGGTCAGCGAGCGGCGGGCGGCAGGAGTTCTGACCGCGCGATCTCCGTGAGGATTCGCAGTGCGTCGTCGTGCTGCTCTTGTGTTGCGGTGATGGAGTGCACGGTCTCAAGCGCGGCCTGCTTCGTGAGCAAGATGGCGCCAGGTGACTTGACGATTGGCGGGCGCGATTGCTTGACTGTGTTCGCCATCTCCATCTCCTATTGGCTTGGATGCAGGGCATCCGGGGTTGATGGGATGTAGTGTGTACCCAATTGGGTACGCTGTCAAACCCAAAGAGGTACGAACTAGGGAATACGATCACCTAACGCGATACGTATAGGGAGACACGCGCGTGAAGAAGCTGATCGTTCTGTGTGGCGTGCTGGCTGGGTGCGCCACCCAGCAAGACCCACGGGTGTTGGAGCAGCAGTCGCTGTCGATGACGACGCTCGACCTCTGCTACTACGCAGTGAGCGGCAACAACCTTGAGCGGCAAGCCTCCGGCCGCGAGCTGACCCGGCGAGGGTCAACGTGCCAAGCTGAGATGCCGATTGTTTGGGCGCGGCTGCAGAACGACCAGGCCAGGCGCGCGGCCTATATGCAGTGGCAGGCGGAACAACAGCGGGCCAACCGACAGGTGTGGCAACAGAACATGCTCATGATGCAGAACGCCCGCCAGCAGCCCGCGCCAGCGCCTACCCGCCCGCCCCTAACGTGCACCAGCCAAGAGGTGATGGGGCAGGTTCAGACCTACTGCCAGTAACGGTTACACGCGAAGTCGGCCTCTGCAATTCGTCAAGCCGTGGTGTTTTCACTCCCTCCGCGCTCACCCCATGAGCCACCCTAGACGGTAGAGTTAGCTGTAATTACTTCCAGGGGTGGAATGGATGGTGGAGACAGGCGGTGATAGCAGTCGGATCGGCGCTTGGTGTGACATTGAGCACACTCGTGGGGCCGTAGTTGTAACGGTCCACGGGGTGCTGACGCTCCGCGGGGTTAGGGAGATCTGCGGCGAGGTGGCGCCGCATACACGCGAATCGTCGCGCGTGCTCATCAACCTGAAGCAGGCCTTCGTGGCGCTGTCGGCCGAGAACTGGCTTGACCTCGCCGAGCGCACACAGAAAAAGGGGCCGCGTGATGTGTTGCCCCCTGTCGGACTGCTGGTGCCCCATTGCCACCATGCGGCGGCAGAGGCCTACGCCGAAGCTATGTCTTGGTTCGGGCGGATCCGCGTTGTTTTTGCGGACTGGCAGGAGGCGTCGGAGTGGGCTGGGGTGCCTCTGGGCGCCGTACAGCCTCCTGAGGACGACGGGCGTAGAAATATGCCCTGGCTGTCGCAGCCTCCTGCAGCTCAGGATCACTGATTGCGTCGAGCATCTCGGCAATTTCAAGCGACACCGGCCGGAGTGCTGCTGGTGTCTCACCGAGCCTCGGCGTCAATAGACGCCACGGCTCGATCCTGAAGTACGCCGCGATCTTCTCCACCGACGACACGGTGATGTCGTTGGATGCCTCGTCCACCCCGAGGGCGCGCCGCCATGTGCTCGTTCCTACGCCGGTCTTTTTGCCCATAGGAACCTGCGCCAGCCACTTGTCCGGCTGACGGTCGCGCAGCAGTTCCAGGTTCTGCTTAAGAACCCGCATTAGCTTGCCTTCTCCCATTCCGAGAAGTGTCTGAGCGCTTGCGTTCCTGCTTGGGTATGATATGCTCGTACCCAGAAAGGTATCTTGACCAATGGCGCTGAACATCCCGAGCCTCGATGAACTAGTTGCACCGTTCAGGGGGCTCAAGACCGGCGCCCTGCGGAAAGAAGCTGACGCAGCTGGCATCCCTTTCACGACTTTCTGGAAGTTGGTCAAGGGAGACACCACCGATCCACGTATCGAGACGGTTCGCCTCTTGGCTGCCTACGTCGAGCGCAAGGGCGCTGCTGCTGTCGAGCCCCCAAAACAGCCCAAGCCGAAGCGCCAGCGCGCCGCAGCAAGCAGCAAGTCCTGCGTGTACGAACGGGGCGACGGCACTGTCGTTCGCGACGAGCGCCACCCGGAGAGCGCCAAGGAGTGGATCCCTCCCCGTCGTCGTAGCGAAGACAGGTCGAGGTAACCCATGTCCAAAGCCGGCCGCATTGCCGTAGGCATCGCCTTCACCGCTGGTGTGCTGCTGATGAGCACGAGCCACGACGGGCTGCAGTTCATCGGCTGCGTGATCGTGTTCGGCGTCGGCATCGGCGCTTGGATGCGCGACATCTCCACTACCTGAATCCCAACCCGACAGGAGCCCTGTCATGCGCTGCATGTTGAACGAAGTCGATCCGCTGCCGACCGCGCTCGGCGCCAAGGTGAAGCCGCTGAACCGCAACCCGCTCACCGAGCAGGAAACGAAGGCGCTGCAACTGATGGCCTTCGAGAAGTCGCGTTGGTACGACGTGGTGCACGCGATGAACACCGCCGCGCTGGATCGGTACGCGTCGCACCCGTACTTCTGCCTGTAACCCTCAACGGCCCGGCCATGCCGCTCCTGCCCATCACCCTGCTGGGAAGTTCCAGGCGCGGACCGTCCTGTGGAAAAGACACAGGCCGGGCCACCCCTTTCAGCCACCTCGGCTGCGCAGTCGCGCTTGCCGGTGACCTCCTCCTCCCTCCCTCCATCTTGACGGTGAGCGTGGGCCGAGGTGGCTCCTTTCAACTCTGCGCGGCACGGGCCGCTTAATAACGAGAAGTCCATGCACCAGAGCATCCACGCCCGCGAGGGCTTTTTCAATCACGAGGACCGTCAACCGGCGTCAACCGGGACCAATCAGCCTCAACAGAGGGACTGCATTGGCCCGTCTCCCGTGAGAGATCCCGTGTTCATCGACTGGCGCGTCATCCGCATGTGCCAGGACGAAATGGATGCAGTGAATCTGTGCATCGACCTCTCTCGGCTGAAGGACGAGTACATCGCCGCTCATCTCGAAATCGACAAGGGGCACTTCAGCCGAATCCGCAAGGGCATGGCGCACTTCCCCACGGCCAAGCGGCTTGCGTTGATGTACCTCTGCGGCAACTGGGCGCCGATCCAGTACGAACTGGAGAAGACCAAGCTCATGGAGCGCCTGGCCAATGAATTGAGCCAGAACGATCACCCGGCCGCATCGCGCGGGTGGCGGGCCGCCTGATGTCGGTGTGGCGCATCCTCGTGCACAACCTGCACGAACTCCACCGGCCTGCGCCTCTGCGTGACTGGGATGACTTCGCCTACCCCGGCGATACCGTCCGCAGCGCCGTCGATGACCTGCGCCGCCTCGGCCTGATCGTGAACCTCGGCATGTACGGCAAGCACACCGTCTATGCCATGACCGCGCTCGGCAACGCCTATTGCGAGGGTAGGGCGGCGGCTGTGCGCGGTCTGCGCGGCGATCCGCTGTGGGAGAAGTACCGCAAGACCAACAGTGCCTACCGCCATCGCGCGAAGCAGTTCAAGCGCCACGGCCTGAAGACTCGATTCATCGCTACTTGGCTGAACCCATTGCCGGCTCGGTCCTTGCTGAGCGGCCCGCCCTCAAGCAGTGAATTGTGGGGCTGTGCGCTCACTGTTCACCGCCTGGACTGACCTACACACCCTGGAGCATATGCACATGACCCAAGGACGCCAACTCATCAGCGCGCTCAAGAGGCGCGGCATGACCACCATGGAGATGCTGCAGACCGGCATCAGTGTTGCGCCCTGGAAAAGGGTTGCGGAGCAACTGAAGCCCGGAGAGCGGCTGGTGAAGACCAAGAACGCCCGCGGGCTCATCGTGTATCGCGTGACGAAGGCCTGAGCAAACGTGGCCCGTATCCGCACCATCAAGCCCGAGTTCTTCACCAGCGAGGACATCGTTGGTCTGACGCCGTTCTGCCGGCTGCTTTACATCGCGCTATGGTGTGAGTCCGACCGCGAAGGTCGTTTGGAGTGGAAGCCCCGTACTTTCAAGATCCGCTACCTCCCTGCCGATGACTGCGACATCAATACCCTCTGCCAAGAGCTGATTGATGCAGGGCTTGTGAGGCTGTATGGCGATGGGTTCGCACTCATCCCACAGTTCGGCAAACACCAGCACATCAACCCGCGGGAAGCCGAAAGCATCCTCCCCGATCCTGACGCGTCAACCACGCGTGAGGCACGCGTCAACCACGCGTCAACACGCGACAGCGACGCGCAGGGAGGAAGGGAAAGGAAAGGAAAGGAAGAGAAGACGCGTGACGCGTCGCCAGGGTTCGACGCGTTTTGGGCCATCTACCCGAATCGCAAAGCCAAGCAAGATGCCGTCAAGGCATGGCTGAAGCTGCAACCCGACGAAGCGCTGCAGACGCTCATCCTCACGGCGGTTTCCGTCCAAAGCCAAAGCGCCGCAGGGCGCAAGGACGGCGGTCAGTTCGTGCCCCATGCCTCGACGTGGCTCAACGGCCATCGATGGCTGGACGAGTCTGCGAAGGACGCGCCGGCCGCCGACATCTTCGCGGGGGCTCGATGAGAGGCCACGAACCACTCGTAGCCATGCGGATGCGGGGATTCCTCCCGGCAGCCGTGTACGTCAACGCTGACGGCAACACGCCCGGCGACTGGACGATTCCAGCCCACGCCGCGGCGCCGTTGTTCGCCGAAATCAACGTCGATCCGTCCGAGACCATTGCTCGGCTGGACTTGCGCTGCCTTGCCGGCTTGACCGTGCACCTCAACGGCTCCGACCCCATGAGGGTCGCGGCGCTCAAGGATGCGTGCATGGAGGCCGGCGCACAGCGGGTCATCGCCTACTGCCAGGACTGGACGGAAGACACAGACGGAGCCCTTTCATGGCCCAAGTGATCCCTGACACTCTGGACTTCTCGGCGTACTACCGGGACAACGAGGCCCGGGTGAAGGTGCGCAAGGCGTCAGTGTTCGCTGACGAACTCGATGCCGTGTTTGATGCGGAGCGGAACGCGCGGCACCCCGCCATGTTCCTGTCAAAGCTGGGCCGGGATCTGCAGTTCCGGCCGGGCGAGGTGTCGTGCTGGGCCGGATACAACGGACACCGCAAGTCCACCTTCACGGGCCAGACAGCGCTGGATCTGTGCTCGCAGCGGGAGCGGGTGCTTCTGGCGTCTTTCGAGATGCATCCGGCGATGACGCTGGCCCGCATGGTGCGGCAGGCTACGGGGGTTGAGCGACCAGCCACCGACACGCGCCGCCAGTTCACGCGCTGGACGGATAGCCGCTTGTGGATCTTCGACCATTTCGGGCGCGCCGATCCACGGACTGTGTTGGCGGTGCTCAGCTACTTCTCGCAGGAACTCAAGGGCACGCAGGCATTCATCGACTCCATGATGATGGTCTGCGGCTCCGAGGAAAGTTTGGACGAGCAGAAGCAGTTCATGACCGACCTCGTGCGCCTCGCACAGGAGACGAACCTGCACATCCACCTGATTGCGCACTGCCGCAAGCCGGGCAGCGATGGCGAGACGAAGCCGCCGACGAAGTACGACCTCCGCGGCTCAGCGGCCATCAGCGATCAGGCACACAACGTCATCACGGTCTGGGCCAACAAGGCGAAGAAGGCCAAGTTGGAAGCTAACCCGCAGGACTTTGAGGCGGCGGCTGAGCCTGACGCCATGGTGACCGTCGAGAAGCAGCGCAATGGCAAGTGGGAGGGCAGGGCGAAGCTCTGGTTCCACGAGCCGAGCATGAGATTCATGGACGAGCGGGCAACGCCAATCGAACCGTACCGACTGGAGGCAGCATGAACATCGGACTACGTGACGACCTGATCAAGCGCGCGTCTTGCGAGAAGGGCGTGGCGATCAGAGAAATCGACGGCTGGACGCCGATCCAGATGCACGAGGCTTTCGGCTCTCTGCGCGAGCAAGGCCGGGTCGTGCATGTAGGCAACCGGCACCATCGCCGGTTCTTCGCTGACCCGGAGGCGGCCAAGCGCTACGAGGCCGAGCTGGCGCAGATCAAGGCAGCGAAGAAGGCCGCCGTGGATGCGAAGTTGGCCAAGCTGAAGCGAGACAAGCGTGCGGCTGAGTCGGCAATACGCCCCCCCAAGCCGCGTGGACGCCCACCAAAGGTCAAGCTGGTGTTGGTGGTTGAGGCAGACCCCAAACTGGTCAAGGTCAAGGCCGAGAAGCCGCCCAAGGCGCCCAAGCCGCCGAAGGCTATCAAGTGCGATCCGAAGCCCAAGTTCGGCAAGGTAACGATAGGGGTCAACGTCCCCCGCTACACCGGCCAGAAGTGGGACAAGGGCTCCCCTGCATCGAACCCGAATGGCGTGAAGCCGCAGAAGCTGCCCGGCCACCCAGGCTATGACATGCGCTACAGCCTGCCTCCTGGTGCGGTGGTTGAGGGCGAGTTCTCGCGGCTGCCGCTGGGCGCGACGCTGGAGGCGGCATGAACTGCAAGCCGGGTGATTTGGCGGTGTTGGTGAGGAGCATGAGCGGCAACGAGGGGCGGATTGTTCGCTGCGTTCGTTACCTTGGTGTGATCCCCTATGTGGTTGGACCAGATGCCGCCTCATGGGAGATTGACCCGCCGATCCCATCCCTGCAGGGCGGCACGACAGACACGGCGCCGGACGATTGGCTGCGCCCCATCCGCGACAACGACGGCGATGACGAAACCCTGCAATGGGCCGGTAAGCCGGAAGAGGTGGCTGTATGACCCGCCTCATCGTCGCAACCATCGTAGTGCTATGGGTCACTGGCGTGGTTCTCGTGGCAAGGCTGGCAGGAGTGCTCACAGCATGAGAAGCCTACTGGTCATCCTATCGGCTGTGTCGTTCGTAGCTCTGTGCTTCGCCGACGTGTTCCCTGTGGGGGTGTGATTGCGCAGAGCGGCCAAGGTGGATGCGAATCAAGCCGTGATTGTGGGCGGCCTTCTTCGCTGCGGCGCATCGGTCCAGAGCCTCGCCGCTGTGGGGAAAGGATGCCCGGACATCGTGGTCGGCTTCAGGGGCAGGACGTATCTCATGGAGATCAAGAACCCGGACCAGCGAGGCGCCAAGCTGACCGAAGACCAAGAGAAATGGCACCGGGAATGGAGGGGACAGGTAGTTGTCGTGGAAACGGTCGAGCAGGCGCTCGCCGCAATCGTGGAGACGAGAGATGAGTAAGGCCGAGTACCTTTGCGTGCACGGGACATTCCGCGACCCGTGCCCGGTGTGCCTCAAGCCAAAGAGCACATCTGCCCTCAACCAGCAGGCCGGCGGATCCCACTACAAGGACCGAGCCATCCAGCCCATCGAGTACATCCACGCCAACGGCCTGCCGTTCATCGAGGGCTCCATCGTCAAGTACATCACCCGCTGGCGCGACAAGGGCGGCGTGCAGGATCTGGAGAAGATCAAGCACTACGTGGACCTGCTGATCGAGCTTGAGCAGCGGAAGGCGCAGGCATGAGCGCACGCCTATCTGTCACAGAGAGCGAACTCGAAGAAATGATCCACCGAGCCCGCTCCACAGGAAGCCTACAAGCCCTGCGCCGAACTCTGTCAGCCGCTCGTGATCGAGTAGCAGACGCAGAGAAGATCGGATGGCATGCCCTGCGGCAGAGCTGGGCGCGGGATGTCGCCCGGGCCGAGAGGGCGCTGGCTGACATCACACAGAACAACTCCCCCGAGACTGCATGAAGCCGCGTGACGTTCCAGACTTCCACTACATCAGACCAGAGCATGCCGATGTCCACAAGCTGCTGATCGAATGGGCGCGGTGGGTCAGGCCAGGCTTCGGCTCGGCCGGCACTCACCCGATGTTCCGCAGCTATGTCCCGTACCTGTACCCGGAGACCGGCCCGTCCAGCGTCCCCATCAACACCCTGAGGGCGCAGGAGACGGAAAGGGCTGTTGCTGCGCTGCCGATGGACGAAGGGCTGCGAAAGCGCTCAGTAGCCATCCGGTGGGCCTATGTGTTCCCCGGCATCCCGGTGCGCAAGGTCAAGGACGCGCTGGGCTGGAAGGAGCGGGAGTTGGTCGAGATGCTGCACGACTCGCGGGAGATGCTGTCGTGTCTCATCTGAAGAAGGAACCGCACAGGCGCCGCCCTCGATTGGGATGGCCGCGGAAGAAGGTGCAGAAGCACAAGCGCCTGCTCACACGGCTGCTCGGCCGCAGCCCGTGGTAAAGACTCTTGACTTTCGCCCGACGACCATGTAAGAATGCGCGCAACCAACGCGGAGTTTGGCCTGACCGTATGCCAGTAGGCATGCGGCAGCGACGCCGCAGAAGTCGTAGCGGCACATGGAGCCCGGTCCTCTGTGCATGCGAAGGTACTCCGGGACCTACACAGCCCCTCGTTCTCACGGACGCAGGGGCTTTCTCTTTGCGGCGACTACGCTCAGGCGGGATAAGCACCGCCCGCCGCAAACCCGATGCCCTGGGCCTGAAGCCTCGCGTTTCAGACGTACCTTGATCAAGTGGCCGCCTCAGAGCCCAGGGCGCCAAGTAGTCCCGACAGCCAGCCTTCAACACGTCCACGGGCCTCTATCGCGAGAGAGGTGGGCAGACGACCGTGGGGCTGTCGGGCTCGCATCAACTCTCAGTCCTACCTACGGGCGGACACCAAGCTATGTACACACAGGAGATTGCCGACGCCATCTGTGCGCGTCTGGCTGAAGGCGAGAGCCTGAACGCCATTTGCAAGGACGACGGCATGCCCGCGGAAAGCACCGTGAGGGCGTGGGCACTGGACGACGTGCAGGGGTTCGGTGCGAAGTACACGCGCGCGAGGGAACTCGGCTACGACCGGCTGGCGGAAGAACTGCTACAGATTGCGGACACCCCCCAGGTCGGCGTGAAGACGGTGCACAAGGCTACCGGAGCGGAGACGACCGAGGGCGACATGATCGAGCACCGTCGCCTTCAGGTGGACGCCCGCAAGTGGATGCTGGCGAAGATGCTGCCCAAGAAGTACGGCGACAAGGTCACTCAAGAGCTGACCGGCCCCAACGGCGGCCCCATCCAGGTCACCGACATCAGCATCACCCTCGTGAAGCCGAGTGAAGCTTGATGTGCAGATGCCGGAGTGGTCTGCTGGCCTGTTCGAGCCGCACCGCTTCAAGGTGGCCCACGGCGGGCGAGGTAGTTCCAAGTCCTGGACGTTCGCCCGAGCGCTGCTGATCCAGGCTGCGGCCAAGCCACTGCGGGTGCTGTGTACCCGAGAGGTGCAGGACTCCATCAGGGATTCGGTGCACCGGCTGCTGAGTGACCAGGCGCAGAGCCTGGGGCTAGGCGGCTTCTACGAGGTGATTCAGCACGAGATCCGGGGCAAGAACGGCTCGCTGTTCATCTTCTCCGGCCTGGCACAACAGACGGTCGAGTCCATCAAGTCCTACGAGGGCGTGGATATCGCGTGGTGCGAGGAAGCGCAGAGCATCAGCAAGCGCTCGTGGGACGTTCTGTTGCCCACGATTCGCAAGCCCGGCTCCGAGGTGTGGATCACGCTGAACCCGCACCTGGAGACGGACGAGACCTACACGCGTTTCGTTGACCCAGCGCCCGAGAACGCATGGGTGAAGCGGGTGAACTGGCGGGACAACCCGTGGTTCCCCGAGGTGCTGGAGCAAGAGCGCAAGGACACCCAGCGCCGGGACCCGGACAACTACGCCAACATCTGGGAGGGCGAACCCCTCCGGGTGGCTGAGGGCGCGATCTACCGCCACGAGGTGGAAGCGCTCTACAAGGACAACCGGGTGAGGGCGGTTCCGCACGACCCGAGCCTGAAGGTACACACGGTGTGGGACCTGGGCTGGAACGACGCCATGTCCATCGGCATGTTCCAGCGCGTGGCGTCAGAGCTGCGGTGCATCGGCTACATCGAGAACACGCACCAGACGCTGGATTGGTACGTGCGCGAGCTTGAGAAGAACCCATACAGATGGGGCTTCGACTTCCTGCCCCACGACGGCGGGACGCGCAACTTCCAGACCGGCAAGAGCACTGAGGAGATCCTCAGGACGATGGGCCGTAGCCCGGTGGTCCTGCCCAACGTGCACATCGAGCAGGGCATCAAGGCAGCGCGGATGACGTTCCCGCGGTGCTACTTCGACCAAGAGAAGACCAAGCGTCTCCTCGAATGCCTCAAGCGCTACAAGCGCGTGCTCTCAAAGCTGGGTGAGCCGATGGCCCCCCAGCACGACGAGTACAGCCACGGGGCGGACATGTTTCGCTACGCCGCGTTGAGCGCGGACCAGATGACCAACTTCGAGGCGGCCCCTTACGAGGAGCCGGAGAGCTATGACGACTGAAGCCCAAGTGGTGCAAGTGCGCACGCTGGACTGGAAAGAGATGGTCATGCGCTCATGGGGCAAGGACTGGACCAAGCCTGACCCTGCCTACGAGTTCACCAATCGCACCTTCGAGGACCCGAAGGACGGCGGCCCCTACGACCAAGACTGATGAACATCGTTGGCATTGACTGCGAGCACCCGACAGACGAGGGCATGGCCAAGCAGGCCATTCAGACCCTCGTTGCTCACTACCCGGGACACGACTGGAACGTCGTCATCCGTGGCGGAATCATGCACGTCAAGGCCATGAACATTCACCACCAGTGGGGCATGTGCCTGCACTACTCGCAGATCAAGGCCGACGCCAAGGAGCGCGCCAAGGGCATCGTGCGCGCGGCCGGTGAGTTCCTGGAGCGCGCCAACCTCAAGCGCGGCGCCTACGAGGGCCAGAAGGTGGCTGCGGTGGACGGCATCTCAGCCAAAGACATGGCGAGGGCGCGATGACCGATTGGCTCAAGGTTGCCCGCGAGAGCTTCGAGGCGTCTTCGACGTACTTCGACGCCAACCACCGCAAGGCCATCGAGA